CGAGGAGGGATCCTATGAGAAAATTTAAAGGAATATATTTTTATATAAATAATTCCAGAGTTGAGAAAACACAGGACTATGTAAATGATTTAGATAATGAAAGATATGATTTAGGGAATTATTTTTTATTTTCTGACGAAGCTAAGCAAGTTTTAAAATCTAAAGAATATATAGAGTTTTGGAGTAAAGTTAGAAATAACGAAATAGGAGGCTAAGATATTATTAAAAAAAATAATAATGTTTTTATTATTAATGCCTATTGGGGCGATAGTAGGAACGGGACTTACAATAATATTGGCTATGATTGTACAATGGTTCTTGAATAAATGGGATTAGGAGGGGAAAATGATTAAAATAATAAAAAATAGTGAAATAAATGAAACAACAAGATATAGATTTTATGCAACTAGATGTAATTGTTGTAACGAAGATAGTAATGTAAATATATTAGAAGTTATGGAAGATAACTCTAATACAAGAACACTAATCAGTATTTGTGATAAATGCTTACAAGAACTAAAAACGAAAATAGAATCTTTGGAGGATGAAGATGAGAGAGATTAAATTTAGAGCTTGGGATGCACATAAAAGAATGTGGACTGAGTATAGAATTCATGATGGAGTAGTTTATTTTTTAGATAAAAGTACTGGAGTTTGGGTTGGGAAATATGATAAAAGATACAAAGAGTATGATTTTATGGAGTATAGTGGGCTAAGAGATAAAAATAACAAAGAAATTTATGATGGGGATATTCTTTTTGAGAGTTTTGGAGAAAAGTATTACAAAGTTGTTTTTAAAAATGGAAGTTTTAGAGCAGAATTAGAGGGGGATTTTGAAGAGTATTCTTTTGATTTAATTGATGTAGTTGCACAAGGTTGTGAAGTTGCAGGGAATATTTATGAAAACCCAGAATTGATGGAGGAAGTTAGACAATGAAAATTGACTTAAATAAACTAATGGAATATAAATCTTTGGCTTATAGAGCTTCAAATATTGCACAGCTAGAAAAAGTTAAAGAAGAGTACAAAGAGTTATTGGCAGAAGTTAGAGAAACTAGCACTTTTACAACAATTAAAAATATGGATAATTTTAAAGCTGAAGCTTTGGATCTCATAACTGCTACTGTAAATCTCTTGTTAGTAAATGGATTAACAGAGCAGGATTTTGAGAAGCATATTGCAAAATTAGAATCATATAAGAATGGGAAATATAAGAAATAGGGGGCTAAAAATGATATACAGATATCAAATAGATGTAAAAATAAAAGAAGGAACAATAGAGTTTATAAGAAATACTAAGGCTTTATACAAAGAAAAAGGGATAGATTTAGAAGTTTTGGAATGGGGAATTCAAGAATTTGAGTTAGTTAGAGCGAAATAAAGGAGAGATGTAAGATGAAAAAAATATTAATGGTATTATGTTTAATTATGTTATTTGGAGGTTGTGAAGAATTTGGAACAGACAAGGATATTCAATCAACAGCAAGACTGGGAAATAAGTTAGCAGAAAATCAGCCTACACCAAATGATATTGATTACAGTTTGGAAAGATATAATCTGATTCGTAGAACTTATTGGGTAAATGGACAAAGAGAAAAAGCTGTTAACCTACCTTGTCCAGTTGTAAAACCATTCGGATATATAGTTTTATTTACTGAAAATGGAGGGATAGTAGGTTCATTTACAGTAGATGGGAAAGTATCAAGTTTAAATAGTTTTTTAACTCCAGACAGTGAATATTATTCATATGGCAATTATACTAATGATTGGCTACCAGATGTAGACGGAAGTTATGGAGAAAATGATAACATGGGAATATTCTTTTTCACAAATGATGGAAAATACATAGAATGGACAGGAACATATTTATACAGTGATATACCTATGAAAGTTGAAAATCCAATAGTTAAATATGAAATCGGAGGGAATAAATGAAAATAATAGGATGGATAATATCTGGAATAATTGGGTTATTAATAGTAGTTCTATTAATAAATGGTTTTGGTTTTTTTAATGAAAAAGTTAATTACACATATCAAAAAGCAATTGATAATGTAAGTTATGAAAGATTAAAAAAGGTTGAAGATACTGCTAGGGCAATGATTGCAACATATAAATCAGATAAATTAACTTATGAAGCTTATAAAAATACAGATGTAGAACTCGCAACACAAGCTAAAATAAGAGCAAATAGAACAGCTATTGCTTACAATGATTACATTTTAAAAAATAGTTTTCAATGGAAAGGGGATATCCCTAGTGACATCTATAATCAATTAGAAATAATAGAATGAGGTGAGATAATGGCAACACAGGAGCAAAGAATAGTATTGAAAGAAATTGAAGATGTGTTATACAGTTATCCTAAGTATAAAAATAGGATAAAAGAAGAAACTGAGCATCTAGCCAATCCACAACTAAAAAAATGCTGTGGTGTCGGAGGGCAAGGTGGAAATGGGTACGAAATAAAAAGTGAATATGAACAAATAGAGGAGCTGAAGCAAAGAATATCAAATAATATAAGTCGTTATAGAGAAATGATATTCAGAATAGAAGAGTGCTTGAGTATGGTGAAAGATAATAAAGACTTTAAATTCATTGAGCTAAAATACTTTCAAGGTTTAACATATGAAGAAATAGCGGAGAAGTTAGAAGTACACGTGACTAGCACATACAAAATGAGAAATAGGATACTAGGAGCTTTAAAAGTCCATTTTAAGGCACAAAGATTAATAGAATTTTAGAAAACGCTAAAAACCCACTAAAAAGGCGCTAAAAAGTGTCTATTTTAAAGCTAAAAAAAATGTGTTAGTATGTTAGCATGTAGAAATTGAGATTAACGGATTCATAGAATCTTCCTTAATTTTTAATGTATGTATTGTAGTTATTGAGGCTCTACTCTAAAAAAGCCTCTGCCAATTATGGTGCATCGGGCTAATACCCTGGCTAGACGCGATAGTCTTTCATTGGTGAGAATCCAATATGCACAGGATATCAACATCAATACTCTCGTGATTCTTAAATGAATAGGATACGTCCTCTACGAGAGTTTTTTTAATTTCAGGAGATTTTTATGAAAACATATAAAAAATTTTTTGATATAGGTTTTAGAGACGCACCAGTATTATTTGCACTAGGTAAATTATATGTAGGAAGCTACATAGATACACATACAACATTATTAAATAAGGTACTAGGGCTAAATTTAGAATTTGAAACAGTTAAAGAAAGTTTAGACATAAACAGAAATTCAAAAGAAATAGTAAGGTTCGAAGATATTGAAGGGCAATGTTTATTTGGAAATTTAGCACAAGGAACTATATATTGGGAGCATTTTAGTGATAAAAAATTATTAAATAAAGTTGAAAAATTAGAGCCAAATTATAGGCATAAAATGCTTTGGTATAAACAAAAAAGAGGTAAAAAATGAAAGGATAAAATGGATATAGTGAGAACCAATTGGTGAAATAGGTTCTTTCAGAATATAAAAAAGTCAAGCGGGTCTCGCGAATCCCGAACTTCATCTGAATATTGGTCGAAAATTTAAGCGTTTCCGTTCCGAAAGGGGTTGAAAATGAATACAAAGGATAATTTAGTTAGTAGTCCTGAACTTGCAGAATTATTTGGAGTTACAGACAGATATATTCGGATGCTTGCAAAGGATGAAATTGTTAAGAAAAGCGGAATTAGAGGAAAATATTTATTGGCTGAAAGCATAAAAGGTTTTATAGCATTTTTAAGAGAATCTAGTTCAGTAGATGTAGATTTAAAAGAGGTCAAACTCAAAAAAGAAACAGAAAAAATAGCTAAAGATATAGAATTGAAAGCAATAAAAATATCAGAATTGAAAAACGAACTGCATTCTGCAGATACAGTCAGAAAAGTTATGACAGTTATGCTCACAAATTTAAAGGGTAAATTGTTAGCAGTACCCAACAAAATAGCACCCTTGGTTGTGGGTTGTGATAACCTGGGCGATATTCAGGATATAGTTTTGAGTTCTATAGAAGATGTTTTGCTGGAATTAAGTGAATATAGTCCAGAACTATTTAAAAATAAAAACATAATCCTGGAAGATGAAGAAGAGGTGGAAGATGAAAAAAGCAAAGAAAAAGGATCCAATAGAAAATCCAAGTCTAAGAAAAACAATTAGCCTATTTGCCGACATATTCCAAACTCTGAAACCACCACCTAAGTTAACTATAGACACTTGGGCAGATACTTACAGAATTTTAAGTTCTAAGACATCAGCAGAACCTGGGCGATGGAAAACTGACAGAGTACCATTTCAAAGAGAAGTAATGAAAGCTATTTCTGATAAAAAAACAACTAAAATAGTGATGATGTATGGAGCTCAGCTATCTAAGACAGAAATTTTATTAAATGTATTTGGGTATTATGCTGACTATGACCCTGCTCCTATCATGTATCTTTTGCCAACCAAAGACTTAGCAGAAGACTTTTCTAGCACAAGACTAGATGACATGATACAGAGTACACCTCAATTAAAAAATAAAATACTGAACAAAGTTGATGGAAGAGATACCAAGCTACAAAAAGAATTTGTTGGTGGATATATCACTTTGGTTGGAAGTAATTCTGCTGCTGAGTTATCGAGTAGACCTTTGAGAATTCTACTCGCAGATGAGGTGGACAGATTCAAAAGCGATGTTGGTGGAGAAGGAGATCCATTAAACTTAGCGATTGAAAGAACTAAAACTTTCTGGAATAAGAAAATTGTTATAACTAGCACACCAACCATCAAAGGAGATTCAAGAGTTGAGAAAGAGTATGAGAACTCAACAAAAGAGGAGTTTTATATACCTTGTCCAAAATGTGGCTCATTCCAAAAATTAGAGTGGAGAAACATAATTTTTGAACCAGTAGGACATAAATGCTCTGACTGTTTAGAAATTTCAAGTGAGCATGAATGGAAAAGAAATATGATTCACGGGATATGGCAACCACAGGAAGAGGTTGAAGATTGGAGTGTTAGAGGCTTTCATATCTCTGAATTATATAGCCCTTTTTCAACATGGCCAGAAATCATAAAGAAGTTTAAAGCGGCAAAAGGTAATATGCAAATGATGAAGGTATTTACAAATACCTGTCTTGGCCAAACATGGGAAGAAAAAGTAGAAAAGATAGATTTCTTAGATGTTTCTAAGAGAAAAGAAGAGTATACGGCAGAAATACCTGATCAAGTTCAAGTTTTAACCGCTGGAGTCGATGTTCAAGACGATAGATTGGAAATTGAGGTTGTAGGCTGGGGATTAGGAGAAGAGTCTTGGGGTATTTACTACAAGCAATTCATTGGTTCTCCAGGTCAAAATGATGTGTGGGAGCAATTGGATAGATTCCTGGAAACAGAGTTTGAGTATGCAGATGGTGAAAAAATAAGAATCTTATGTACTTGTATTGATACAGGAGGGCATTATACACAAGAAGCATATCAATACATCAAGCCTAGAGAGTTTAGAAGAGTATTCGGTATTAAGGGTAAAGGTGGAGATGGAGTAGCTTTTGTATCTAAGCCATCTAGGACTAACAGAATGCAAATATCACTCTTTACTTTGGGAGTTAACACAGGTAAGGAAACGATACTTGCTAGACTAAAAATTGAAGAACCAGGATCTATGTATATGCACTTTCCAAGCAACATAGACAGAAGCTATGATGAAACATATTTCAAAGGATTAACATCGGAAGTTAAGACTACCGTTTGGGAAAAAGGAGTTAAAAAAACTGTTTGGAAAGTGATAGGAACTAAGAGAAATGAGCCCCTTGACTTGAGGAACTATGCTTATGCGGCATTAAAAATAGCAAATCCAAATTTAAGTAAAAAATATACTGTTGAAGCTACGAAAAAGACTACGAAAGTATCAAAAAGAAGAGTTTTATCGAAAGGAGTGAGCTTATAAATTGAATTACACTAGAGAAGAGTGTTCACAGATGATTGAAACCTATAGAAAGGCAGAAATAGCTGTGTTAACTGGAAAAAGTTATAAAATTGGTACAAGAGAGCTTGTAAGAGAAGATTTATCTGAAATTAGAAAAGGCAGAGCCTTCTGGGAGAGCGAACTTGACAAATTAAATAATAATGGAAGAAAAAAATTAGGAAGAAGAGTAATACCTAGAGATTTATAGGTTTTAAACTTCTTTTTTTAATGCAAAAGGAGGTGAAAAATGAATTTATTAGACAAAGCTATTGCTTTTTTTAATCCTAAAAAGGCTCTTGAAAGAGAAGTTGCTAGAAAGAAAATTGAGATTCTGAATACTGGATACTCAAATCACGGAGCATCTACAACAAAAAGTTCTATGAAAGGTTGGATTTCTACTGGTGGAGGAGTCAAAAAAGACATCTACAAAAATAGAAAGAAGCTAGTTGAAAGGTCAAGAGACCTGTATATGGGAGCTCCCGTTGCTCAAGGAGTCATGAAGACTATTAATTCTAACGTTATCGGTAGCGGATTAAAGCTAAAATCAGCAATTGACTATGAAACTATAGGGATTAGTGAAGAAGAAGCCGAAGCAATTGAAACTACTATTGAAAAAGAATTCAAACTCTGGGCAGACGACAAGATTGAGCAGATGGGAGTTCTTAATTTTGACCAAGTTCAAGACTTAGTATTCTTAACAATTCTCTTGAATGGTGAATGTTTTGTAAAATTTAACTATTTTCTAACACCGAAGAATCCTTATAGCTTAAAGCTACAAATAATTGAGCCTGATAGAGTTATGACACCTTCTTTATTACAAAATGACGAAACTATCGTTGATGGAGTGAAAATCGATAACAACAATAGAATTTCTGGATATTATGTTGCAAGAAAACACCCTCTCGATGTGTCAGGAAACGTAGAAACAGACTTTATTTCAGTTTATGGAAAGCAGGAACAACTGAATATATTACACATAATGCTAGCTGAAAGACCTGAGCAAGTCAGAGGTATACCTATTTTATCTCCAGTAATTGAAGCATTGAAGCAACTAGATAGATATACTGATGCAGAGCTTATGGCAGCAGTGGTAAGTGGAATGTATGCAATTTTTATAGAGAGTGATAAGGATAATGCCCAAGGAGCTAATATTGCAGACCATGAAGTCTTGGATGAAACTGAAAAGATTGATACAAACACAGATGAAAACATTGAATTAAGCCCTGGAATAGTTGTAGGATTAAATCCAGGTGAAAAAGCAAAAGAAACTAATCCTGGCAGACCTAATGCACAGTTTGACCCTTTCGTTACTTCAATTTTAAGACAAATAGGAGCTGCTTTAGAAGTTCCTTATGAGTTACTAATTAAGCATTTTACTGCTAGCTATTCTGCGAGTAGAGCTGCTTTATTAGAAGCTTGGAAGATGTTTAGAAAGAGAAGAGATTGGTTCTCTAGCAATTTTACACAAGTAGTATATGAAGAATGGTTAAGAGAAGCATATTTGCTAGGTAGAGTAGATATGAAGAACTATGGAGAAGATCCATTGCTAACAAAAGCTTGGAGTGGAGCTCAATGGAATGGACCGAGTCAAGGACAACTTGACCCACTTAAAGAAGTCAAAGCAAGTACTTTAAGAGTTCAACAAGGATTCTCTACTAGAACAAAAGAAACTGTCGAGCTTAACGGGGGTGATTTTGAGCAAAATGTAAGAATCTTAGCAAAGGAAAACAAATTATTAGAAGAAAAAGGAGTGATGATTAACAATGCCGAAAATGACAAAAAAGTTTTGGAACATAACGAAGAATGACGAAGCTAAAAGTGCTGATATCGTAATGTATGGAACTATTGGTTCTGATGAGTTCTGGGATGACGTTTGTGACAAAACAATTAAAGAAGAAATTGGAAACTTAGGTGATGTAGAAAATATAAATGTACATATCAACTCACCTGGTGGAAGTGTATTTGCTGCAGTGGCGATAGCAAACACTTTAAAAAATCACAAGGCTAAAGTTACAGCTTTTATAGATGGTCTTGCAGCAAGTGCAGCAACTATTATAACTAGTGCTTGTGATGTTGTAAAAATGCCAAAAAATGCTATGTTTATGATACATAATCCATTAACATGGGCTTATGGAAATAAGCAAGAACTGGAAAAAACTGGAATTCTTTTAGATAAGGTTAAAGATAGTATCTTAGAAACTTACTTAGCTAAAGCTAAAGGCAAAACGAAAGAAGAACTATCTGCACTTATGGACGAAGAGAAATGGTTTAATGCTGAAGAAGCTAAAGAGTATGGATTTATCGATGAGATAGTAGGTGAAGTAGAAAATCTACAGAATGTCAATAATTTACTAATTGTAAATAGTTTAGCATTTGACATTTCAAAATTTAAAAATTTCCCAGGTTCTAAACCTACTGAACCTGTAACAGAGCCTACTCCAGAACCAACTCAAAATACAGCTACGAATACGGAAGAAATGACTGTAGAGAAGTTCAAAGCAGATTACCCAGAATTGTATGAAAACATAGTTAATTCTGCAATACAAGGAGAAAGAAACAGAATTGAAGCAATTGAAAATCTTGAAATAGCAGGATTTGATGATGTTGTAAATACAGCTAAATTTAAAGAACCTATAGATGCTGCAAATCTAGCATTAAAAATCTTAAATATCAAAAAAGAAAAAAACAAAGCAACTCTTCAAAACATACAAAATGATAGTCAAGCAACACCTGTTCCTGTAGCACCAAGAGCTGAAGAAGGTTCAGGGAGTGTTGTAGGAATACCAGTATGTAATATTTTAAAGTATATGAATAAAAAGACAGGAGGTACAAAATGAGCTTTATAGAAAAAGGTAATGAGTACGGAGTTGACCAATTATTAAGTGGTACAGGTCACAAAGTTATGGAATTAGAAGTACCACAAGGGAAATCAGTTAAGAGAGGGCAAGCAGTAAATGCAAGTGCAGAATTATCTGATGGAACAGATTTATTTGGAATAGTTTTAGAAACAGCTGATGGAACTACAGCTAAGACTAAAACTACAGTTGTAGTGTTTGGGGAAGTTATTTTCGAAGGACTTGAATTAAAAGCAGCAACAGTAAAATCAGACTTTATCAAAAAAGCAAGAGATAAAGGAATAATAGTAAAAGAATTAGGAGGTAGATATTAATGGCAGTATTATTAGAATTTTTAGGACTATATGACCAGTCAGTTATAAAACCAAAGACATTTATTAGAGACATGTTTTTTGCAAAACATGAAACTCATGAATATCCAAAATGGGAAATTGAGTATAGAAAAGGTAGACAATTAGTGGCTCCTTTCGTATCTGAATTAATCCCAGGAACTGAAGTAGTAAAGAGAAGTTATGCATCTAAATACTACTCTGCACCAAAGGTAGCACCAAAGAAAACATTCTCTGCACAAGAAATTTACTTTGCTAAATCAGCAGGAGAAACTATCTATGGAGGAATATCTCCAGAGGAGAAAAAGGCAAAACTAATTGGGGAAGCTTTCGCAGACTTTGAAGAACAAATCTCGAGAAGAGAAGAGTTAATGTGTATTGACTTAATGTTCAAAGGTTCAATAGTAGTAAAAGGAGAAGGTGTTGAGGATAAAATAGAGTACGGAACACCTCAAGAAATTACTCCTACAGTATTATGGACTCAACCAAATGCAGATATTTCAGGAGACATAGAATCTGTAATAACTTTAATAGGTGAAACTACAGGGCAAAGAATTGAGTATATAGTTATGGATCCAGTTGCAGCAAGATTATTTACTCAAAATGAAAAAATAGCTAAATTACTAGATATTAAAAATGCTAATTTTGGGCAAATAGATCCTAAAGAATTAGCAAGTGGAGCTATATATATTGGAACTTTAGCTCCTTATAATATCCCTATTTACTCATATCAAACACAGCATTCAGTGTTAAAAGCTGATGGAAAAACATATGATACAGTGAAAATGATTCCAGAAGGAAGAGTGTTATTTGCACCATCTAATAATACTTTACACTACGGGCCTGCAGCAGATATATCTAAAGGGATAATAGTTGCAGAAAGAGTACCTTTTGAAGATGAAGATACAAAAATTAACACTCTTGAAGTAAGAACAGAGTCAAGACCTTTACCTGTTCCATTTGACATTGATGCTATAAAAGTTTTAAAAGTTAAGTAAGGAGGGGCTGTATGAAATTAAAAGTTAAACAATCACTGATTTACTGTGGGATAGTTTATAATCCTGGTGAAGTAGTGGATATCATAGAATCAGATATCATAGAAAGAGTTAAATCCCTTGAACTTGTAGAAGCTGAAGAGGTAGTAGAAAATGAAGAGATAATAGAAACTGAAAATCTTGAAGAAGCTACTGAAGAAACTACTGAAGAAAACACAGAAGTTGAAGAAACTACTAAAAATTCAAAAAAATCTAAAAAGGCTTAATTATGGGGTTTAAAGAAGAAGTAGCTAGTGATATAGTAGATGTTTTTCTAAACTTGGAAGAATTTGGAGATACACATACTATAGGAAAAAAAGAAACTGTCTGTGTTATCGATGAGGAGAGATTTCAGAATAAACAAAGAAACAGAACTAAATCTTTAGAGAATGAAGGGCTATTTATCGAAGGTATAACACTCTTTATAGAAAAGTCCTTCTTTAAATACCCACCTCATTCTGGAGAAAAAATCTTAGTAGATGGGGTTAGATATTTAGTAGAAGAAACTAAAGAAGATATGGGTTTACTAGAGATAGACTTAACGAGGTATGATGAAAAATGATAGGAGTTAAAGTTGAAGCTACTGGAATAAATGAAGTTATCAATACTCTTGGAAAATACGAGAGTGAGTTACCAGGGTGTATTTCAAGGGCTATTAATCGTTCACTTGAAATGGTAAAGACTGAGCAAATCAGGAAGACAACGGAGTCTTATTTTGCACAAAAAAGTAAATTGCTTAGTAGTGTTAATATCTTTAAGACTAGTAAAAGCAATTTAACTGGATCTATCATAAGTAGTGGTAGAGTAATAGGGTTAGACCATTTCAAGCTAAATCCCAAGACTAGAGCAAAAGGAAAAATAGTTCAAGCTGCTGTAAAAAAAGGAGGGTATAAATCTTTACCAAACGCTTTTATAGCATACAAGAGTGGACATCTAGGAGCTTTTGAAAGAACGGGTAAATTCATTACAAAAAATGGTAGAAAAAGAGAGACTATTAAAAGACTAATGTCAGTTTCAGCACCTCAAATGCTTGGAAATTTATCTATTTTAGAATATCTACAAAGCTATGCTGATGAAAAATTCAGAATGAGATTAGAACATGAGATAAATAGGGTGATAGGGATATGATAATTGAAGTAGAGAAGCTAATATTTGATTTCTTAGTAGAGAAATTGCAAGATAAGAAAGTTACAGTATATCATGGGTTATTACCTGAAATTAATCATGAAGATAGAGAAGAAGGAAAGAGTGAGAAAGACCTCTTTCCTTTTGCTATTTTAAGGGTTACTAAGTTTGAGCAGACAAGAAATGGAATCGATAACTATGATGTACCAGTAGACTTAGAAGTGTGGATAGGCACTAAAATGGAAGATGAGAAAGATTACCTAAGTAACTTATCTATCGGAGACTATTTGAAAAAAGAGTTTTTAAATGAAAGTACAGTAGATGGAAAATTTGCTGTGGATCAATCGTACCCATTTTCGATAGAGTACTTTACAGCAGAAGCAGAGCCTTATTTTTATTCTGTTTGTAGATTTAGAGTATTTGGAGTACCTGACACATCAGAAGTAGTTGAGAGAAAAATCTCAAAACTACTTGGAAGGGGTTAACAATGAAAACATATATTTATGTAGGTAAAAAGCTAGATTTACCTGAGTTTCTCTTTGTTAGAGGGACTGTATATTTTGGAGAAGAAATTGAAAAACTTATTGAAAAATATCCACTACTTGGAAGATTATTAATTCCTGTGGAAGATTATCCAAAAATCAATAAGGACTATCAATATTTTAATTCAATAGTAGATGAAATAATAGGAGGTAGAAATGTATAAACATGGTACATACCAACAAGAAGGGGCTACAGCTTTTCAATTACCTGTGGTTTTAGATTATGGGCATTTTATAGTTGGAACAGCACCAATTCACAAAGTTAAAGCTGAGAACAGAAAAGTAAATGAAGTGATAAGAATAGGGACTTATCAGGAAGCTATCCAATACTTTGGAGATACTTATGATTTAGATTTCTCTATATCACAAGCAATCAAAGTTTTCTTTGAATTGTATGCCGTTGCACCACTTTATATAGTTAATATTTTAGATTTAACTGCACATAAATCAGAAAAGAAAACACTTGCTAATAAAGCACTTGAAAAAGGAAAAGTGCTAATACCAAGTCACAAGGTAATTCCAGAATCTGTAGTAGTTAAAAATGCAACAGGAAAGCAAGTTATATCCGATGCAAGAACGGTTTACACTGCTGAAGGATTAGAAATTTATGCAACTGTAGCTGGAAATAATGTAGATATAGAATACGAAGAAGTAGACTTATCTAAGGTTACAAAAACAGAAGCTATCGGTGGATTTGATAGTACAACAATGAAAAGAACGGGGCTAGAATTAGCAAACGAAATTTTCTTGAAATATAGTGAATTACCGGCTTTTATAGATGTTCCTGATTTTTCTCATGAAAGTGATGTTGCAGCTATCATGGAAACTAAAGCTAAAACACTGAATGGTGGGATGTTTGAAGCTATAGCATTGGTAAATGCTCCAGCTGATAAGAAGTATAACGAATTGGTTGAATGGAAAGAAACTAACAATGTTTTAAGCAATGACCAAGTATTGTTATATGGAAAAATAAAACTTGCTGGAGAAATTTACTATCAATCTATACACTATGCAGCTTTATCTATGAAAGTTGATGGAGAAAACAATGGAGTTCCAAGTCAAGGACCTTCTAACTATTCTTACAAAATGGACGCTTTTGTATGGAAAAATGCAAGTGGAAAATATGAAGAGGTTAGATTAGATAAAGAGCAACAAGCCAATTTCTTAAATAAAAATGGTTTTGTTACTGCTATCAACTTTAAAGGTTGGAGATGTTGGGGTTCTGAAACAGCTAAGAATCCTTTAGCAACAGACCCAAAAGACAAGTACATCTATGGACGTAGAATGTTTAAATACATTGGAAATGAACTAGTTATATCATATTTTAATAATGTGGATAAAAAGTTTAGTTTAAAAATGGCTGAAACAATGAAGAAATCTATGAATATTAGATTAAATGCACTTGTTGCTGCTGACCAACTGCTATCAGCTAAAGTTAATTTCTATGCTGAAGATAATAGCTTAATAGATATCATAAATGGAGACATTACTTGGACTATAGAGCTTGGAATAATTCCAGGAGCTAAATCTATAACTTTCAAGAAAGTTTATGATGTTGATGCATTACAAAAATTTGCTGAAAGCTTAACTGCTTAAAAAGGAGGGAAATAATGGGAAGAAAACAAATACCTAATGCTCTTATAGATGCTGAAACATATTTTAATGGTTCAAATAACCTTGCTGGAATATCAGAAGTAGAATTACCTAACATTGAGTATGATACAGTTACTTCTGAGCAAATGGGATTGACTGCTGAATTAGAAGTGCCTTTGATGGGTCACTTTAAGAAATTAGAAGCTAAAATCAAAATGGATTGTGTTGATGAGTCAGTACTAGAAATCAACAATGAAAAATCTATTCTGATTGAATGTAAAGGTGCAGCTCAGGCCATGAACAGAGAAACACACAGTGCTGATGTTTATGGAATAGATGCAACTTTCAAAGGTCTAATCAAGAAAATGGACGGGCTAAAAATGAAGCCTAGTGGAAAATTAGAGACATCTATCGATTTATCGGTGACTTATTTCAAACTTGAGATTGGTGGAAAAACAGTTGTAGAGATAGATGTACTTAACAATGTAAATGTAATTCATGGACTTGC